TAGCTACCGCTTGTTTGCATTGTTCTTTCATAAAAAATGCCCAAATAGTTTTAGCTATCTGAGCATTTAATTTGTGGGGTTTTGTTGGGTAATGAAATTAGAGTGGCTTGATTCTATCTTTATGGAACTTCCTAACAAAAGGATATAACTTAATCCATTTTCCAAGATGTAATGAATATAAATCCCCATCCATTTCCTTAAACCAAATTTGGAACTCATCATCCATTACATAATGCGTTGCGCCTTTAGGTGCATTCTTTTTAATTTCTTCAATGTTCATAGTTGAAGCCTCTACGAGCATATTGTTTTTGATTTGGTTGGAATTGTTTTCTATAGCTCTCTAATACGAAAAAAGGAATAGTTATGTATTCAGGTGTATAAAATTCCTTAGGGTTCTTATATTCCAAACGAGAAATCTCTAGCTTTTCAAGCTTAATGTCATCTGTAGTACCTACATGACGCTCTGAAATTAGCTTCATTTGATCATGAGAAGAAGCAAGAACTTCGAAATCATCTCTATAAATTTTAACTATTTCACATCCAATTAATGTTCTATCGATATGTGAATAAAAAGTGTTGAAAGTTTCAGGAAGAACCATAATTTCTTCATACATTTTAAGGCTTAAAAAAAGTAAATTTGGCTCACCAGAAAAGTTATTATTGAAATCTTTCTTTGCCTTAAATAATTTTAATATTAATTCATTCATATGCACCTCTGCATTACCTGATTATGGGTGTGGCAACTGTTCAGGTTAAACAGCTTTTCGGTGATCAGCCTAGCCACAAATTGATTATACATTAGCCAAATTGTAAAGCACAGTTAAGTGCGGTCTGTGCTGCCAAAATATCAAGCTCAGATTGCTTGATTTCTGCTTCAAGTTCGGCGTGATAGTCACGTAATGTCATAGTGAATTCTTCAGGTTCGCCCATTGAGTTAATGCGATTAACTGCAATTGGTTGATCAGGATTTGAGAAAATCACATCAAGCGCGGCTTGTTCTTCTGGTGTTTCGCCGAACAATGAGCCTTGTCGCGGGTCGCCCATGTTTTCAATGGCCTGAATCTCAGAGTTAATGGATTCACTAATCGCCTTTGCGCTCTTGCGGTTATTATCAAAGACCTCAAGAAATCTTCTTGCTCCATCACTTAATCCATCATCAATAAGTTGGCCTTGATTTAAATAGTCACGAACCTGTAAGCCATTTGCTTTTAAGTCTGTAAGCTTTTGTGCAGCTTGCGCCAAGTCTTGAGAAATAGTGTTCTCAAAACGTCCACCTTGTTTCACTAAATCATTAAGCTGTGAAAGTTGCGGAGCCGCACGGAGCAAGGCGTTTAGAACGTTTTTACTATCATCATCTAGGTTTTCAGATAGCCGAGTTACAAGATTTGAATCACCATAAGCACGCTGTACGATTGCCGATTCAATTCGGCGTTTACCTTCTTGAGATAAGCGACCATCACTTGTGATAACTGATCCGCGCTCAGACTGTGGCAATTGGTCTACAAAACTACGGACATAATCCATTGAACCATCAATATTGATTGAACCATCATTATTTATTTTTAGTAGTGTTGAGTCTGGTAGACGATCAACGTCACTCATAGCACGCTCAGTTGCGCTGAATTGCGCCACATCGCTTTCATTGGCTAAACGGGCGAAAGCTACACGGTCTACATCACTAAGGCGTGTCCGAACTAAAACAGGCTGATTTAAGCCTGATATATCCATGCCTCTACTATTCGCCCAATTCTGAACAAATTCACGGTATGCATCTGCTCGGCCATTATCATAAGCGCGGCCAATAGCCAATGTACGCCCATTACCTGATTCGACAACATTATCGGGACCAATGATTGGTGCACCGTTTGACAACATTGGAGATTCGCCCAATAATTCAGGCTTTAAGTCATCGGCCATGCGTTCAATTTGCTGGCGTGATGCTTCACGGGTTCGGTCACGTGGCTGTAGTTCACTTGGGTAAAGCGGATTTACACCGTATAACTGGTCGTTAGACGCTACTAAATCAGCCCAATCTTTTACTTCATAAGCGAAATCATAGCTTGAACCATCCATCCCATGGGCTGTGCTTGTTTCACCGCCATATCGTGAGCTTAACTGGTTCCATTTGCTGCGCCATTTGTTAATAGCTTCGCCAACTGTCATGCCAGACATACCGTTATTTTTAACGATAGCATCGGCATTTTTAGCATCGTACGAACGCACTACATCAATTAATGGGCGGCTAGGATCAGCTTTAAGAACTTTGACAGCTCCCCCTGGTCCAAGTAAGTGACCTAAATATTGCTCATGTGCAACCGGATCACGACCTAAGTTCTTACGTATGTAATTATTAGCCTGCTTAATGTGTTTTAAGCCGATACGAATTTGCTCATCAACATTGTTGCGGTCTTTACCGCCTAAGTTTTTCCAAGAGTCATCTAAGACTTGGAAAAGGCCGTAAGCGCTTGATGTTGGGTTTTGCGCTGTATGATTAAATTTGCCGCCTGTTTCGATATGACTAATTGTCAGAGCAACACTTGGGTCTATGCCGTCTTGTTTTGCGCGTAGTGCAATCTGTTTTGCATTGGTAGGTAGTGAGCTAGTTGCATAATCAATCGTGTTTCTACGCGGCTCTCCTTGCACTGTGTTAGGCACACTAACTGGCTGGCCTTTTAAGATTTGTTCAGTAGCAGCATCTAGGTTTTGATAGTGCTTGTTTTGCTGAACTGGATCTGTAGTTTGAACAGGTAAAGTTGTATCTTCAAACTCAAAACTATTTCTAACTAGAGCGTCATTAACTTGGTCATTTCTAGTTTCGATGTCATCTGAATTAAGCTGGTTAATTTCAGCGTCAACGTCTTGGTCTAGTTTATTTTGACGGGAACCTAAGTAACGTGCACCACCAAACATTAATGAGTTAATAAGCAAGTCAGTCGCCACAGATTCGCCTGTAACTTCATATTGCTTAGCCTGCTTATCATAGCCTTTAGATTTTAGAAGCTGCTCACTTGCATATTGCATACCAGTGTTTAAGCCAGTGGCGCCACCAACCGACAATGCAGCATCGGCAACTAAACCACCTGAACCTTTGAAGCCATAGCTAATAGGCAGAGCTGTGCCAACTGCATCACCGACAGCATTTACACCAGCTACTTTCAAAGCTGTGTTTTCATCTACGCCTTTACGGGTTAAATCGGTATAGACGTAATTACCAGTTGAACCACCTGTTAAAGTGGCTGCGCCTAAAGTGCCACTTGTTGCCACACCCAGCGCACCACGCCAGAGATAATCGCCAACACCTACACCAATATTCCCGACAATGCCTGTATTGTCTTTGTCTTCTAGGTCAGCAATGGTTCCATAGACCAGATTATCACGCGCCTTTTCACGCTTAGCTTTGAACTCTTCATACGGTTCAATAAATTCGTTTGTAGAGACATCTTTCAGGCTATAGCTAACACGGTCTACAACGGCATCTATTGGTGCCGAAATTGCATCACCAACTTTGTTAAGGCCAATTGCCATGCCGCGAAAAGGTGAAGAGATAGCGCCATCAAATACACCCGGCTCATTTGGACGAGTATCTGGATGCTGTAACCCCTGACTATTGAGCTTCTCAAAGTCCTGTTGGGTTTCACTTGATAAATCTGATAACCAGTTACTCATTATTTATCTACCCCATTCATGCGGATGCGCCAAACATTTCCTTTCACAACGAGAGGACGGCCACGCTCATTGATTAGGTCATACATCAAGTCGCCATTAGCGGCTTTAGTTGGTGAACGTGCTAATCGGAAATTGTCCAAATCATTTACAGACATACCAGTCGCTTTTGAAATATCGGCATATCCTTTTTGAATTTTTGCCTCAAAAGTTGCGTCCGTCATTCCGTATGGCTTAGACACTTTCCAGTCTGAAATGCCACGATCTGTATAATCCTTGAATCGACCACTTTGTGTATAAACTCCACCTGTTGCAAGGCCTAATGCAGTACGTCCTATATCTTCTTTGTATTCATTCTCATTTGTATGGGTTTGCCCACGTGCCTCGGTTAGGTATGCGTAGATAGCTTGGAAAGCAGCATAGTTAAGATTGGCTGTTTCACCTGAAACCGATTGCCCTACGTACTTGTTAAATTTTTCTTTTAACAGGGCATCTTTAGGCTGAATCATTTGCTTATTTTTTAGAGCCTGTTTGCCTGCAACAATTGCAGTTGCAACATCCAAGCCCGCATCAGAACGGAAGTTATTTGCACGTGCATAGCCTGCCATTTGGTAAGCCTGATCACCATTGCCTAACTGCCCTAACGCTTCGCCCCATATCTTTGCACCATTCTTCACGCCTTTGGTTTGGGCAATCATAGAACTAATCAAATTTAACTTTTGATCTACGGTTGCTTCTTCCCATGCTTGCTTTGCAGCTGGAAGCGCTTCATTTGGAATAGGCTTAATCGTTGCATTTGGGTCCTTATCACGCTGTGCTACTTGATAAGAACCAATTGTCACAATGTTTTTAGCAAAGGCACTAGGATTAACTTTTAGTGTTAATGGATTTACTTCTGGTAGCTCAATACCTTTTTCACGCAATGCCTGAGTCGGGTTTTCCTTAGCAGTTTTAAGCTTGTTGTCGTAAATGCTTTGATAGGTCGCCAAGATTTTATTTTCTGCAACTGCATCAGCGGAAGATGAATTTTTCATATTGGCTTTTCGCTTATTGATCTCAGCCAATTGCTGATCAGTAGATAGCTTCTGGAACCTCAAAAAATCACTAGATTGCTTAGTATAGAAATTATATTCAGTTTCAGAAGGTGTACCTTTAACGGCTTTTTCTACATTAGTTTGATAGGTCAAATCCATCGGACGACCTGTTAAAACATTTTGCTTATACTCATTTAGAACTTTTTCAGCTTCATTAATCCGCTTATTCTCTTGCACCTGCTGACGTTGTTGCAGCGTTGTGATCTTACTTTGAATTTCAGTCTGGAATTTTTGTACCGCTTGACCATTAATAAACTTATAGTCTTTTAGACCTGTCGCAACTTCTTGAAGTCCTTCAACACTGTTTTGTGCAATTGCCGTTGTGATACGCGAGTTAATATCTGTGGTGTCGCGTGTTGTCTCATATTTATTTGTGAGTTCACTTTTCTGAGCTTCAGACAATGGCAAGCCAACAATGTTTTTTAAAAGATATTCTTTGCCTGCTTCACGATCCATACGTGTTGCCACATCGAAGAACCGATCAGCTAGAACCCCGCCTTTTTGTTCATCTGCACGTAACTGTAAAGGCAAGAAAGAAGTACGTTGGCGCGTTACGTTGCTATCCCAGTATTTTTTTAAATCTTCTTGAGCGTGGCCCGGCAAGCTGTTTTGTAGCTCAGAAAACTTAGCATTCGACCAAGTGTTAAGTTCTTCATCGGCTTGCTGTGTAGTGATTACGCCATTACCAAGACGGTTTTTAATATCAACCACCTTGTCGTTAAAGTCTGTAGATAATGACTCATCAAGCTTTAACTTGCCTTCTTTTTCTGCAAGTTGGTTGTTGTAAAGCTCAAGGTTTTTAGCTGTAACTTCTTGCTGACGTTGCTGGTCGTCACGTGCCTGTATTGCCCCACCAATAGAACGGCCAATTTCAGCCAAGCCAGTATTAGGCGTAAACGATTGCATTTGAGCTTGTGGCGCTTCACGACCACGAGAAATAGGAATACGCATTATTTCCACCCATAAGCTTGAGCAGCAGAATCAATGATGTTACTTGCCGCCTTCATGCCGTAATTGTTACGTTGTGCCTTACCTTGTCGGCGTACATCCGCAGCCGCATAACCTGCCTGCATTTGGTTTAATAAGGCGTTGTAAGAAGCATCCGAAATAATCTCATCACTGATTACAACCGGAGCACCTACATTTACATCCAAACCATTTTCAGCAGCCGCAGCCATAGCACTTGATGCGTCTCGCTGCCCTTGTTCTTTAATCTTTTTGCTTTGAACTTTGGAAACAGATTGAATTGTTTTTGCATTACCCTTAGCCGTTGCGTCAGCCATAAGCGCATTTGAAATATTGCCAACGGCTTCAAGTCCAGAAGAAATAGCACCACCTTTGCACATGTCTATTCCCCTTAAAATAGTGATGAATAAATGATGATGCTTTGAGCAGTTTTTAGTTGCGCATCGACAGCATCATATCCTGATGATTTGAATGATTCTTTTTTTGACACTTCTCTAGGTTTGTCATTTGACTTCTGAGCTGGTCGCTTCCGTGATGAACGTTCGCTCATCTCAAATGCTTCTCTTGAAGCTGAAAGTGCTCCACACATGCTTAAACCTCCATCTCAAGAACATAGCCAATCAAATTAAAGCCAAGACTTTCATAGAGTTTTACTGTTTTATCTGCATGGATGCCTGTCATGGTTCCGATCTGGATACGGTCAGCATTTTTAAGCTGTGCCCATCCAATGAAAGTGTTCACTAAAAGCTTGGCAATGTTAGATTTACGGTACTCAGGAAGAACATAAACGCCTTGTTCAAAAGCTAATTTGTGCCCTGTTCGCCAGTCCGTTTCAATAACACCGATGACTGTGCCCACTGGATTTTGATATTCATCTAAGGCTAGAAAAATTGAGTTATGTTTTTTAATTAAATATTCGAATAGATCAGATGCGCTTTGCTCATCAAATCCTTGTTTTGAAAAGATTGGTGATTCTTTGGTGAGACGCTTGCCGAAATCAACAAGCGTATCTAAATCATTTAGGTTTGCTGCCCGTACTTGCATCTCATTTCTCATTAATTGATACCAACATAGAGATACTTTGCATGTGTAAAGGCATAGGTTTGTCGTGTGTTATCTTGACCTCAAGTTCATGTAATGATTGCCAACCGACAAATGAATCGACTACATAGCCTGTGTAAGGCAAGTTTACGAACGCTGATTGGTTGTAATACTTGGTAGATAGCTCTTGACCATTGATATATCCACCTACAGACGCATTCAAAAAAATAGCCATTTCGTGCACCTGAATCTTATGAAACATTGCGGTTGTTGGTACTTGGCTAAAGTCTGGTGGCAATAGGTCGATTTCAGTTTTAAACGGTTGGCCAAGGTGTACAGTTTGGGTTAGATCAGTGTTAGATAGCTTAATGTTGGTGCCATCAATTGTGTAAGTTGAATAGAAATATCCATCCGTATTATTAAAATTAACCAGTGGATTATCTAAAACCTGAATATCAAGATTTAAAATAGAGCCAACGCCATTAGTAACGTTGATATCAAATTCACAATCGCTCTGTGCAGACTCGCTAAACTCTTCCAAAACTGTAGAGCCATTACGGTTAGTAAGCATGAAGCATTGGTCCTCACCTAAGCCCGTCGGTAAGGCACAAATAGACAATACCTGCCCACCAAAATCATGCTG